GTCGGAGAATCCGAGGTTACTGTCGGTTTCTTCTTTAATGATATGCCAACAAACCTTTTATCATAATTAAGAATTACATCTGAAGAGTTATAATCCTTCATTCCAAAATCATCTATTCTAAACTTCTCTACATCTGGATGCCATTTGTTTCCTGTAAGATACACAGCGTTTGGCAATCCACTAAATTTTTTTCTTGTTCCAATAACGGCAGATATCATTGATGCCAAGTCATTTAAATATTTTTTTTCTGGTTGTCCGTCTTTCGGAGTTATTGCTTTTAAAGCTTTCGGTTTATTATCAGAACCTAAAGCATCTTTAACTCCAGGCCCTGCAAAATTTTGAACTGCAACGTTGTACAATTGAATAAAAGCTTCTTGATCACTCAATGCTTTTTGTAAAGCTCCATCAGGTACAAGTGAGAGACCAGCATAAAAAGCCTCTGATAACTCCATGTTATTACACTACTATTTTAAGTATTTATCTACTTCTTAAAATATCTATTTAACACTTCTATTTGATCATGATACTTTGCAATCTTATCAAGTTCTTGTTCAACTGCTTCCATAACATCAGAGTGTTCACCAATACCAGCAGGGTTGTTCAAATAAACTTCCACGTTTGCTCTATACTTTTCAAGATCACCCTTTGCATGTGCGAGAAGTGCGTTAATCATTTGTTCTCTCATAGATCTCCTTCCTTGCGATGTTCTGAATAGTAAACATCAAACTTTCCGCCAGGATATCTTGACTCAAGTTTCTTTACGTTGGTTGCAATCACTTCATCAAAACTAATCTCAAGTGCTTGTGTTGCCTGTGCAACATACCATAATAAATCACCTAGTTCAATAATCAGATGTTCTTTATTTTCTTTTGTCCAAGGCTTTCCTTGAAACACCATCTTTTTTATAATCTCTAGAAACTCACCACCCTCAGCATTAATACCAACACCAGCAGTTAAAAGTCTCTCAATGTTTGCACCTTTCCTGTCTAGTTCTACTAGACGATCAGCAAGATCAACAAAGTCTTTTGATGCGTCAGAGGTGACACCATCTACAAACTTTTCGTATTTTTCAAAATCAATTTTCTTAGTCATTAGAACTTAAACTCAGCAAATTTTTTAGTGACTTTATTTTCATTATCATTATACTCTACGTCCTGTCCACTGTCAAGCACATCATCTTGTGCAGACTGTTCACAATCATACAATCTCATCTTTGTACGATCAACACC